CATACCGTCACGACATCGTTACACTAATGCAATCCAAGGAAGGAGCAACGTATGCGTAAGGCAAATCAGAACGTGACCACTCCGGTCGGAACCCTCCAGTACCCGTCTCTCATTGAGGCGGACACCCGATTCAACCCGGAGGGGATGTTCAAGACGAACATCGTCATCCCCGCTGGTGATGCGGCAGACAAGTTTGAGGAGGTCCTCGAGAACGCCCGCCTCTCGGCCATTGAGGATGAGAAGGCGAAGAGTGGCGGGAAGAAGATCAAGGTCAACACCTCCGTTCCGTTTGAGCGTGATGACAGCAACAACCTGGTCGTGAAGGCGAAGCTGCCGGCCCGCGTTGAGACGAAGACGGGCAAGTCGTGGCAGCAGCGTCCTGCTCTGTTCGACTCCAAGGGTCAGAAGCTTGCCACCGATGGGATGCGTGTGGGCAGCGGTACCCGGGCGCGTGTTTCCATTGAGATCGCCCCGTACAACGTCCCCGCTACCGGAGCTGGCATCAGCCTCCGTCTGCGTGGGGTGCAGATCATTGAACTTCGGGAGCCCTCCGGTGGCCGCGCTGAGGACTTCGGATTCGGTGCTGAGGAGACCGGGTACGTGGCGGAGACTTTCGACAACTTCGAGGACGACGCGAAGCCGGTCAACAAGGCGGACGCCAAGCGGGCCCAGGACTTCTGATGAATCATTTCCTGATTCAGGGTCCCGCAATCATTTCGTTCAGCGGTGGGCGGACCAGCGGGTACATGCTTCATCGTGTGATTGAGGCACACGGTGGAGTCCTTCCCGATGACATCAAAGTCGTGTTCTGCAACACGGGCCGAGAGCATCCAGCAACCTACGAATTCGTGGACCAAGTGTCACGAAAGTGGAACTGTTCCGTTGTGTGGGTTGAGTGGACGCCGAATAAGCCGTTCGTGAATGTCGTCGATTCATCGACCGCTGATCGAGATGGAAGAGTCTTTTCCGCGCTCATTGAGAAGAGAAAGTACCTACCGAACCCGATCACCCGGTTCTGCACTAGCGAGATGAAGGTTCTTGCTGTTCGGCGGTACGCGGCGTCGGTGCTTGGATGGGACGCATGGACTACTGCGGTAGGTATCCGTGCTGATGAGCCTCGCCGTGTTGCCAAAATCCGGGACCACGGAGACGAAGTCAAGGTATGTCCGCTTGCCCGTGCCGGCGTGACCGTTGACGACGTAAATGGTTTTTGGAAGAGTTCTGATTTTGACCTCGGGTTTCCACCAGGAGACAACTCCTCTGGGAATTGCTTCGGCTGCTTCCTCAAGAGCAGAAAGACACTTGAGAGGTTGATCGCTCAGGATCCGGAGCGCATGGCGTGGTGGGTGGCAATGGAAGACAAGATTGGTGCGAAGTTCCGCAAGGACATCCCTACGTACCGGCAGCTCGTTCAGCAGGTCTCTATCCAGGGTGTTCTGTTTCAAGGTCCCGACACGGAGGGCATCGCTTGCGGTGCTTGTACTGACTGATGATCCATGAATTCCGCCAGTTCATTCCGGTGAATACACCGCTTGGTGACGGTTGGCTTCTGTATGTCACCGATACGGGTTGGTACTCAAACGCCATCTACGCGGTGGTCTGTTGCTCCGATGGGCGGATTCGGTTTATGACCGACGCGCAGTTCACGGTCTACCCGAACCACACCGCAGGGATTGCTGTTCCTGAAAAGGACAAGGCATGAACAACCGTGAGAGAGGGAAGCGTGGCGAACGTGATGCCCGCGATGCCGTGCGTGAGTACCTCGGTGTACGAGGCGCGTACAGGGCAGCACAGTCGTCAGGCTCCCTCTCCGCGGATCTTGGCGGTACTGGGGATATCCACTTTGAAGTGAAGCTCAGGAAGTCGCTGGCTGTCTACGAGTTCATTGAGCAGGCGTTGCGTGATTGCAAGAACAAGGTTCCGGCTGTCCTCATGCGCCGGGATCGAGACGAATGGCTGTTGATGGTTCGTCTCAAGGATGCCATGAGGTTTATGGGAGCATTGAATGACCTACAAGCTGAAGACCAACCCGACTCTGGTACCTGAAGATTCCTCCAAGCCCACGTTCAGCGTTGTCGATGGAGAACTTCTGATTACGTGCGGCGACGTGATGTTTACCCTGAGCAAGGATGATGCACGATCACTTGCGTCATTCATCGACCGGCAGTTGGTGACTACGTTTATGACTGATCTGCTGCCGCCGAAGAAGACCATGTCCCCGCGCTGCTACGCATTGGAGGCGTGATGGCCATCAGATACGATGGGCAAGGACAGCTCATCACGGTCTCCTTCTATCTGAAGGAGCTGGATCACCCATATGACGCCGGCGTCACGATCCGGCGTGTCCGTGCAGGGAAGCGCGGGTGTGGTTCACGGGTAGACGAGAAGTGGTTGCCCGTGGATCGTTCCGATGCTGTTCTTCTCTTGAAGCACCTGGGTTCCGTGGTGAGTGCCGTGTGGGCTGAGGGTGACCGCGTTGCCGTGGTTCTCCCATGAGCGATTCCACGTTCCTTCGGCATGAGCCTTGTCCGTCATGCGGTTCACGCAACAACCTTGCGCGGTACTCCGATGGTCATGCGTGGTGCTTCGGATGCAACTACCGCGAACGCGGTGACGGGGTAGCGGCAGAGCCGGAAACGGTACGGAGGATCCCTGGGATGATTGAGGTCGAATACGTTTCGCTGGACAAGCGTGGGCTCACCGAGGAGACATGCCGTCTGTGGCAGTACGGGATAGGAGAGCACCACGGGCAGGCCGTGCAGGTTGCTCACTACCGGGACTCATCGGGCGAGGTTGTTGCACAGAAGCTCCGCACCGCCGACAAGCAGTTCCGCATCCTCGGTGATTCATCGAAGATGGTCCTCTTCGGTCAGCATCGCTTCTCCGGGCAGGGCCGGATGGTCGTGGTGACTGAAGGCGAGATCGACGCGATGAGCCTGAGCCAGGTGCAGGAGCACAAGTGGCCCGTGGTCAGCGTCCCGAACGGGGCCCAGTCGGCGGCGAAGGCCGTGGCGAAATCCCTTGACTTCCTTGAAGGTTTTGACCGTGTCGTCTTCGCGTTCGACATGGACGAGCCCGGGCAGAAGGCGGCAAAGGAATGCGCCCGCGTCCTTAGCCCCGGCAAGGCGTTCATCGCCCACCTTCCCCTGAAGGATGCCAACGACTGCATGAGGAACGGCAAGTCCAAGGAACTTGTCAACGCCATGTGGATCGCTCCCGCGTACCGCCCGGACGGGATCGTGGCGGCAACGGACATCTGGGAGCGCATTGAGTCGTTCGATGCCTCCCCTGGCATTGCCTACCCCTGGGAGCCCCTGACCCAGATGCTCCACGGCATCCGCCCCGGTGAGCTTGTTACTGTTACCGCAGGCACCGGCGTAGGCAAGAGTCAGTTCTGCCGTGAGCTTGCCTATCACCTCATCAAGCGTGACATCCCTGTTGGCTATATCGCCCTCGAGGAATCCGTGGCGCGGACGGCCATCGGCCTGATGAGTCTGGAAGCGAACCGCCGGCTTCACCTCGGGGCCAACAAGGCGGAACTCCGCGAGTCATTTGAGCGGGTGTTCGGCTCCAACTGCGTGTTCCTCTATGACCACTTTGGATCCACCGAGGGGCAGAACCTCCTTGATCGGATTCGCTACATGGGCAAGGGTCTCGGTTGCAAGGCCGTGGTTCTTGACCATATCTCCATCGCTGTCAGCGGTCTGAACGATGGCCAGGGAGACGAGCGCAGGATGCTTGACTCCTTGGTCACCAAGCTCAGGACGCTCGTTGAGGAAACCCAGATCACGCTGTTCATGGTCTGCCACCTGAAGCGTGTCGATGGGCGTAGCCATGAGGAGGGTGGGGAAGTGAGCCTGAGTCACCTTCGGTCAAGCCAGGGAATCGCGCAGCTCTCCGATGCAGTCATTGCTTTGGAGCGAAACCAGCAGGGGGAGAACCGGAATCAGACCCGCGTCCGTGTGCTGAAGTGTCGCTACACGGGTGAGACAGGAACCTGCCTTGCGCTCGAGTACGACAAGGACACGGGGCGCATGAGCGAGTGTGCGATGTTTGATCCGGCCACGGACAAGGGAGAAGTAGAGGAAATTCCGTTCTGACCCTTGCATAGCCGGATGCCACCGAGACAATGTAACGATATCGCAATGAATGCGATATGGAGACATCAAGGAAGATGCAGGTCGAGACGATGTTCATTGATGGGTGCGACGAAGCCGTCGTCGGGTACGCCTGGCGGTGTGGACAGCCTCCCATTGTCGTCTACAGCCATCAAGGGCTTGTGTCCAAATTTGTCCGCGACGGGATGTCCGAGGATGATGCCGAGGAGTGGGTGTCGTTCAACATCGTCGGTGCGTGGCACGGCCTTGGTACTCCGGCAGTCCTGGTTGTTTCTTCCGCTGACAGCATTCGTCGTGAGGTTTGTGAATGACTTCAGAGGCACTACCGTGGCCAGGCGGGAAGTTTCGCGTCATCTGCGCGGATCCTCCGTGGGCATACCTGTGGGGTACTGGAAAAGACGGTGGCAATTTCTCTCCGGAGAGACACTACCAAACAATGCCAACCGAGGAGATATGCGCGTTGCCTGTTCGCGGTCTGCGAGATAGTAATTGCGTACTTGCCCTTTGGGCTACCGGACCGTGCCTTAACGATGCGTTTCGGGTGATGGATGCTTGGGGTTTCAAGTACAAGACAATGCTGTTTGTCTGGGTAAAGCAGAACCCGAAGTCATCGACAATCGTGTGCGGTCCTGGCTCATACACGCGGTCTGCTTGTGAGTATGTGCTGCTCGGAATGAGAGGACATGTAAAGAGGTCCGGGACATCACCGATATCCCAGGTTGTCCTGACACCTCGGCTTGGGCACAGCAGAAAGCCGGAGATTGTCCAGGATTCGATTGACCGGCTATTTCCTGACGGTCCGCGTATTGAATTGTTCGCGCGTCGAAAGCGTCCTGGTTGGTCAGTATGGGGTAACGAGGTGAGTGACGACGCGCTCCTCTTTGACGGGAGCGCAACATGAACCCTGTCATCCTCGACATTGAGACTGATGCTCTTGATAACTACACGGTCATCCATTCCATCGTGGTGCGTGATGCGATCACGGCTAACGTCCTGGCTTCGACCTATCAGGAGATCGGTCACGGCGAATCGCTTCGCCTGCTTGAATCCGCTACGGTAATTGTCGGGCACAACGTCATCAACTTCGATCTGCCCGCCTTGCGGAAGGTGCTTGGGTTCGTCCCGACCGCCAGCATCATCGACACCTTGGTGCTATCTCGGCTTGCCTTCCCGGACATCCGTAACGATGACTTCAAGCTGAAGGACTTCCCGAAGCTCTTGATCGGGAGTCATTCGCTGAAGGCTTGGGGATACCGCCTCGGGATCCACAAGGGCGAGTTCGGTGAGAACGCTGATTGGTCCAGGTGGACCGAGGACATGCAGCGTTACTGCGAACTGGATACGGAGGTCACTAGGAAGCTCTATCACTACCTTGTCCAGCAGAAGGTATCTGACCGTGCAATGTCGCTTGAGCAGGAGGTCGCCGCCATCTGCCGCAATATTGAGGTTGCCGGGTGGACGTTCGACATTGCCGGTGCGGAACGATTGACGGCAACCCTGCTGTCTCGCCGCATCGAACTGAAGGAGCAGCTCGTCAAGGTCTTCCCTCCGAAGAAGGAGTACCTCAAGACGAAGACCAAGACGATCCCGTTCAACCCCGGGAGTCGCATGGAGATTGCCCGAGGACTCAACGAGCTCTACGGGTGGAAGCCCGTGCTTGTCACCCCCTCCGGACAGCCCCGGATTGATGAAGAGATCCTGTCCGAACTGAAGTACCCGGAGGCCCAGATGCTCACGGAGTACCTGCTAGTCGTGAAGCGGCTCGGTCAGATTGCCGAAGGCGAGGAAGCGTGGATCAAACTGGTCCGCAACGGGAAGATCCACGGACGGATCAACCCCGGTGGCACATTGACCGGACGGGCATCCCACGCCCGCCCGAACATGGCCCAGGTTCCTGCCTCACGGAGTCCTTACGGTAAGGAATGTAGGTCACTATTTCTTCCAAGGAAGGGGTTCTCTTTGGTCGGGGCAGACGCCTCTGGTCTTGAGCTTCGGTGCCTCTCGCACTTCCTCCACCAGTACGACAACGGTACCTACGGCAAGGCCGTGGTAAGCGGTGACGTCCATTGGGAGAACGCGATTGCATTCGGTTTGGCTACCGCCGGCACCAAGCGGGACAAGCACAACGAGGAGCATGAAGCGGCCCGCAACCAGAGCAAGACCCTGATCTACGCCATGATCTACGGGGCAGGTGACCAGAAGCTTGGCTCAGTCCTGGGTTGCGACGCAAAGGTCGGACGCCGCCTCCGGACTTCGTTTGAGAAGAAGGTCCCGGCCTACAAGATGCTGAGGGACGCGGTTGCCACGGCGTCCAAGCGGGGATACCTAGTCGGCCTTGATGGTCGCCGCCTACCGATCCGTTCTGAGCATTCGGCCCTGAACACCCTGCTCCAATCTGCCGGCGCGGTGGTGATGAAGGTTGCCTTGGTGGAGTTCGTCCGCGACATGGCCCTGTCGGGCTATGCGTGGGGTGACGACTACGCCGTCGTGGGGTGGATACATGACGAGTTTCAAATCGAATGCCGAGCGGAGTTGGCCGAGCGTGTTGGAAACGGTGCGGTCTCCGCTATCGGCTGGGCAGGGGAACGCCTCGGGTTCCGCTGTCCGCTTGCCGGGGAGTTTCGTTCCGGGTCTTCATGGGCCGCGACTCATTGAAAGGAGTCTGTGGATTGCTTATCTGGCTGGCTATCTGGATGGCGAGGGATGCTTCACGGTCTGGCATCAAGCGACTCCTGCGATCAGCGTCTCCAACACCTTTCCCTACGTCATTGAGGCGATGCGGAAGGAATGGGGCGGGCACATCAGCAAGAAGCAGCAACGGGACGGGAGCAGGACCGCGTGGGAGTGGAGGGTCTGGGGGGACACGGCAATCCAAGTGGCCCGGATGGTCTCCCCGTACTTGGTCGAGAAGCGGATCCAGGCGGACCTGATGGCGCAGATTCGAGTGTGGCCTTCGGGGTCACAACAGCGGAAGGATTTGATTGAGCGGCTACGGTCGCTGAAGAAGGTTGATTACGGAAAGGAACCAGCATGAAGCCTGATCTGACACTCATCACCACCACCGAGCTGCTCGATGCCGTCTCCGAACGGGTCGATGCATTCCTCTTCATCGGCTACCAAGACCGAAGCAAGTCTTCCTACGCGCTGATGACTGAGTGCAAGGGCAACAGCCTTGAGATCCTGGGTCTTGCGGAGATGCTCAAGGATCGGATGAAAGAGGTCGTTTCTGGCTCAAAGGAGCAGGGGGAGCCATGAGTACCCACATCGTCATCGACGGTGACATCCTCTGTTACACCGCATCGGCGTCGGTGGAGAAGCCGATCCATTGGGGTGATGACTTCTGGACCCTCCACGCCGACCTGGCGGAGGCCAAGAGCAGGGTGGACATCGACATCGTGGAGTTCGTTGAGCGGCTGAACGGGTCTTCCTACACGGTCTGCTTCAGCGACTCGGAGAACTTCCGAAAGGTCATCTTCCCGGAGTACAAGGCGAACCGCAAGGACACGCGGAAGCCTGTGTGCTTCGCCGCTCTCCGTTCATACATCATGGAGTGCTGGCCGTGCGTGAAGTGGAAGAACCTCGAGGCCGACGATGTCATGGGCATCATGGCAACGGATCCGAAGAAGGACGTTGTGATCGTGTCTGCCGACAAGGACATGCGGACCATCCCGGGGAAGTGGTTCAACCCGAACAACCCAGACGCCGGGGTGATTGAGGTCAGTCAGGCCGATGCTGACCGTACCCACCTGATGCAGACCCTCACGGGTGACCGTGTCGATGGCTACGCAGGGTGCCCGGGGATCGGCCCCGCCCGTGCAGAGAAGATCGTTGACGGCGGATGGCCCGCTGTCGTTGATGCATATGTGAAGGCCGGCCTGAGCGAGGCCGTTGCGATTACCCAGGCGCGGATGGCGTACATCCTCCGCCGTGGCGACTACGCGAAGAAGTCAGGAAAGGTGCGACTATGGACCCCAAAGAAGAAAGAGGCAACCACATGATTACGAGCGATTCTTGGGTTACGTTCCAGTTCTGCAGCCATGAAATCGACATTCAGAACCATCTTGAGGAAGGTGCGCTGGATGACCCGAAGCGACTGAAGTTCAAGGCAGAAGCCGGCATCGGTGATGGTGTTGTCTGCTTCTACCTGTACGTGGGGTCCGGGGCGGATGAGTCATCCATCTCCATCAACGTCCCAGCTCATCTTGTCAAGGCGATGGCTGACGTCATGGCAGTCGCCACCAACCCGATCCCGGAGCAACCATGAGTAAGCCAGGAATCATTGAGCGACTCCGCTTACAGCATGACGGAATGCTCCCCAAAGGGGAGTATGCGTTTGTGACCAAGAAGGACATTGCGGAATTGATGTCTGCAATAGACGCCCTCCGCGTCGAGCGCGACGAGGCGAGGGCAACCTACTGCCGTCTGCTTGAGGCGTACAAGCGCGGAGACGGACGGGAAGAGGCGAAGAAGCGTGGATGGGACTGCTTCAAGGAGAATGCCTAATGGATCACATCCAGGACGGCATGACCCTGAAGGATTCGGGTGATCGGCAGACCTGGGATACGGGGAGTCGGCGGGACACCAGGGACGGGAAGGGCAGGTTCGACCTCCTCCCGTGGTCCGTGCTTTGGCAGGACGCCAAGTACATGGAGCTCGGCGCAAAGAAGTACGGGGACAGGAATTGGGAAAAGGGGCAACCCCTGTCCCGCTATCTGGATTCCGCCTGCCGCCACCTTGCCAAGTACATGATGGGGATGCGGGACGAGCCGCACCTCTTGGCCTGCCGCTGGAACATTGCCGCGTATGTGTGGACCCTTGAGCAGATCAAGGACGGCTCTTTGCCGGCATCCTTGGATGACATGGGCGAATCCTCCAATGCACCTATGGAGCAGAATGGCCCCTGACGACCTCCCCTTTGTCCACCCAACGCTCGTGGACGCCTTGAAAAGCAGGTTCCCGGTGCCCGTTCCGTCCCTTGATGATTCGGACCGTGCTATCTGGCATCGACTCGGTGCCTGGTCGGTCGTCCAATTCATCGAGCGCATTGTCAAAGAACAACAGGAGAAAGCAACCCGTGTGCAGTCCCAGCATCCCGAAGCCTAGCCCGCCGCCGGTCCCGCCCCCGGCACCCGTCAAGATGACCGAGTCCATGACTCCGTCGGCTCTGACGCGCTCCAAGCGCGTTGATGGTGGCTATGGTCTTGACCTCCTGACCATCCCGCTGATGTCGAACAACGCGATGAAGGCCGGGGCGCAGATCCCAGGAACCTGATGGAAAACGGACAAGCACTCTGGACCCGCCTTGAGTCGGAGAAGTTCTCCTACCTCAATCGAGCGCGTGAGGGGTCGAAGCTGACCCTCCCGTTCATCTACCCGCCTTCCGGTACGGGTTCCGCGACTGCCCTCCCGACCCCCTACAACAGCCTCGGTGCCCGTGGGGTGAACAACCTCGCGGCCAAGCTGCTGCTGTCGCTGCTGCCCCCCAACACCCCGTTCTTCCGGTTCACCATGAACCGCGAGGTGGTTCGTCAGGCTCAGTCTGAGCAGATGCTCGGTGAACTTGACTATGCCTTCTCCGAGATGGAGAAGGAAATCATGGAGGAGATTGAGCGGATGCAGACCCGCCCGATCCTCTACGAGGCGATGCGTCACCTTTTGATCTGCGGCAACGGTCTCCTAGAGCTGACCCCCGCTGGCAAGTGGAAGTTCCGTGGGTTGATGAACTATGCCATCAACCGGGATGCTTCTCAGAACATCCTTCAGCTCGTCACGCGGGACTCCATTCAGTTCTCCGCACTCCCGGAGTACATCCGGGAAGCCACGGGGATGGATTACAACGGCAACGATCAGCCGGTAGACGTCTACACCATCGTTGTCCGCCGCGAGAAGAACTACGAATCCTGGCAGGAAGTGTGCAGCGTTGAGGTCCCGGACTCCCGAACGACCTACTCGTTCGATGACCTGCCCTACATTGTCCTCCGCTGGAACCGCGTCTACAACGAGGACTACGGTCGAGGTCTCGTTGAGGAGTACCTCGGTGACCTCATCTCCCTTGAGGGACTCACCCGCAGCATCGTGGAGGCAAGCCTTGCCGCCTCCCGCATCCTGTTCCTGGTAAACCCCAACGGGCTGACTTCGTCCCGTACCCTCCAAGACGCCCCCAACGGAGCAATCCGTGAGGGTAACCCGGCTGATGTCGGGGTGCTCCAGGTTGACAAGTACAACGATTTCCGGGTCGCCCTTGAGACCATGAACGGAATCAAGGAACGGCTTGGACAGGCTTTCCTTCTCAACACGGCAGTCCAGCGCAACGGTGAGCGGGTGACCGCCACCGAGATCCGTGCCATGATCGCGGAGCTTGAGTCTGCCCTCGGCGGTGTCTTTGCCACCCTGAGCGACGAATTGAGCACTCCGCTTGTCAACCTGGTCATGGGCCAGATGATTAGGCGGAAGAAGCTCAGGAAGTTCCCCAAGGGCGTGGTGCGTCCGATCATCGTCACCGGGCTTGACGCCCTCGGACGCGGTCAGGATCTTCAGAAGCTCGACGTCTTCATGGCAGGCATCCGGGACACCATCGGTCCGCAGGTTGCCGCGCAGTACCTCGACGTACAGGGATACCTGGTTCGCCGTGCTTCGAGCCTCGGTCTCGATCTCAATGGACTTGTCAAGAGTCCGGAGCAGATGCAGGCAGAGCAGCAGGCAGCACAACAGCAGGCAATGGTCCAGCAGCTTGGTCCATCGGTGGTCCAAGGTGGATCGAAACTGATTGCACAGCAGATGCAGCAGGGACAGGGACAGGAGATGACTCAGAATGGCTGAATCGACACCAATCATCGCAACCGATACATCGGTCGGCCCCAACGACGCGAAGTTCATCGCGCTCGCTGATGCCGCACAACAGGCAGCGGAACAGGCCAAGCAGCCTGCCGGCGAGTTCGGCTTTGAAGACGCTCAGGTTCCTTCGGGCGACCTGCCGTCATCCACCGACTCGCCGGCTCCGCTTGCCGGGAAGTTCAAGGACGCCCAGGAGCTCGAGAAGGCGTACCTGGAACTTCAGAAGAAGCTCGGCGACAAGCCGCAGGAAGCCAAGGCACCCACCGAGCAGGAGGTTGCCAAGGCCATTGGGCAGGATGCCCTGAGCGAATTCGTCACCGAGTTCCGCACCAACAACACGCTGTCCGAAGACTCCTATGGGAAGCTCCAGAAGATGGGGCTGTCCAAGGACGTTGTCGATGCCTACATCGAGGGTCAGAAGGCACTCGTTGATCGGCAGGTCGATTCCGTGTACGCCAAGGTCGGTGGCCGCGAATCGTTCCAGCAGATCATTGATTGGGCCACGCAGAACCTCCCGGCTGATGAGCAGGAGGCGTACAACTCCATCATGGCGTCTGGGGACATGAAGGCGGCTGGCTTCGCCATCTCGACCCTCGCCGCCCGTTACCAGGCAAGCGGTGGTCGCACCCCGAACCGCATCGAAGGCAAGCCGACGGTTGGCCAGGTCGGGTTCAACAGTCAGTCGGAGATGATCTCCATGATGGCTGATCCCCGGTACAAGACCGATGCATCGTTCCGGCAGGAGGTTGCCCGCCGGATGGCCGTGACCAAGTTCAACGACCGATGAGAACAGCGGTCCTCTGCTTCGCGTTGGTTGCAGGATGCAGCTCAACGCAGCGGATCTCGTCCTCATCCGGTGATATTCGGACGGAGGCCCATGCCCTCATTGAGCATGGCCGTGAGACCAACGATTCGGAGGTGGTCAGCAGGGCGTCACGGATCGACGCCTTGGCCACCAAGATCAACACGGACGTTGCCAACGTGCAGGACAAGACTCCTGCCTGGATGACCATGCTCACCTACATGGCCATTGCGGTGGTCTGTGTGGCCACGGTCATCGTGCTGTTCCAGACAGGAATCGGATCCGCCATCAAGTCTGTTCTTGGGTGGATCCCCGTGAAAGTCCGAAATGATGCGCGTCTGGCCGCATCGGTACTGGATGAAGGAAAGCCAGAGAACGTTAGGGAATGGATCGCAAGTAAACGGACGGACCCTGTATGGAACAGGGCGTTCGTAGACGCAAAGAAGGACATCGAGAAATGCTCAACGACATCGTCTTCGCCACCATCATCCTCGCAGCAGGATTCGCCGCCGGATACTGGGCCTGCAAGTCCAAGAAGCTGAACTTCTGAGAAGGACAGATGCAGCAGGGAAAGAACAAAGAGTTTGCCCGCATCGTCCGTAAGACGGCGGCGCAGGCAGCGAACGCAAAGCCAAGTGGTCATCGGACCGCGCCGGCAAAGGTTCGCAAGACCGGAAGATAAACTTCCGCATAAGCAAAAGTTGCTCCTGTTTGCCGTTGGTAATACTTTTGGCATAACCGTAAGCAATCTAAAGCAACAACAAGCCGACGGCCCCTGACGGGGTCGTTGTCTCTTCACTTCCGTGTGATCCAGGCAGGATCATGCGGATGACGTCCAGATTGGGCAGCAATGTCCGTCGAGGCCCCATGCGTGGGACACCCTCGGCGTTGATGTTGCATGACCACGGGCCGACCAATACTGCCAACGCAACAATCACATAAGGAGTCACCACAATGGCTGGTGAATTCAACTTTACTGGAAACCGCACCGGTGCCAACAACACCGGATCGGACAAGCGTGAACTTTTTCTCAAGGTGTTTTCTGGGGAGATTCTGTCGAACTTCTCCACGAAGCTCGTCCTTGCCCCGCTCGTCCGCAACCGTTCCATTGCAGTCGGTAAGAGCGCAACCTTTCCGATCTACGGCAAGGCGTCCGCCAAGTGGCACACCCCCGGCCAGAACATCCTGGAGTCTGCTGCCGGACTGCTCTCCGACTTTAAGTACGGTGAGCGCGTCATCAACATCGACAACATGCTGACGGCGAACACGCTGATCCATGACGTCGATGAGCTGCTCAACCATTGGGATGTCCGTGGTCCCATCGCCACCGAACTTGGCTACGCCCTCGCCCGTGCGATGGACGGCTTCGCCATGCGTACGATGGTTTCTGCGTCTCTCGCAACCAATCCGATCAGCAACACCTCGGGTAACGGTACGGCTCTTGCCGGCGAGACAATCACGACTGGCACCACCGGCTCCGTGACTGGCGGCGAAATCCTGGCGTCTCTCTACACCGCTCAGGAGAAGCTCGACAACAAGGACGTCCCCGAGGATGGTCGTTTCTGCATCCTGCGTCCTGAGCAGTACAACGCGCTGATTGCTTCGGCTGGTACGTCCACCACGGCCTTCCGTTTCAGCCGTGACTTCAACAGCGACCTGCCCACGGCAAACGCTGGTCAGGGCTCGGCGTCTCCGCTGGACGTTGCCGGTTTCAAGGTGCTCAAGAGCAACCTGTTCCCGCGTGACACCAACGACTCCTCGACGGACCTCTACACCAACACCAACATCATCAACGATCCGTTCGGCTCGTCTGGTGTCGGCTACGGTGCGGACCTGTCGAAGTACTGGGGCGTTTGTGGTCATGCCGACGCCATCGGCATCATCAAGAAGCTCGATGTCGCTACCGAGATGGAGCGCAAGATTGAGTACCAGGGCACGCTGATCGTGTCGAAGCTCATGGCTGGCTTCGGTGTCCTGCGCCCCGAGTGCGCCATCGGCATGAAGTGGACCTGATCCACTTGACTTGAAGTGAACCTCACCGCCTGCCCGGGGAAACCCGGGTAGGTGGATTCCTCCTTTCCCCCCTCTGAGGCCCCCGGGCAGGATCCTGTCCTCCCGGGGGCTGGATAGGAACAACGATGGTCGAAACCACACAGCTCCAGGCAATCAACACGATGCTTTCCTGCATCGGAGAAAGCCCGGTATCAAGCCTCTCCTCTACGCACTCCGCCGACGTCACGGTGGCCATGAACATCCTCGATGAGGTGTGTCGTGACCTGATGACGAGAGAGTGGTACTGGAACACCAAGAAGAATGTGACGCTGATCCCGAACGCGAGCGGCAAGATCATTGTCCCAACCAACTGGGTCCGCATCGACCATGAGACCCTTGACCTCATCAAGCGCGGTGCATACCTGTGGGACCGCGAGAACGAGACGGATGTCTTCACGACTCAGGTGACCGAGCTGACCGTGGTGATGTTCCTTGATTGGACCGACATGCCCGAAGCGGCCCGCCGTTACTGCATGATCCGGGGCGGCAGGACCCTTGCAGCCCGCATGGTCTCAAGCGAGAAGGCCGTTGGCTTTACCGAACGGGACGAGCAGCAGGCGTTCATGGTCCTGCGCGAGTTTGAGGTGGAGCAGGCCGATTACAACATGTTCAACAACCCCGACATCGCATACCGGAACCGACGCTGGGCATGAGCCTCATCTCCATCCAGGTACCGAACCTCATCCAAGGGGTATCGCAGCAGCCGCCCCAGATGCGACTGCCGTCCCAACTGTCTGAGCAGGTCAACGCCTACCCATCCCTTACGGATGGACTCACGAAGCGACCACCGTTGAGCCATGTGGCGAAACTGTCGTCATCGACTGACACGCCGTCGTTCATCCACTTCATCAACCGGGACTCTTCGGAACGGTACGTTGTTTGGATCACGGCTACTGCGCTGCGGGTGTTCACGCTTGATGGGGTTGAGAAGAACGTCTACACCACCCTGACGGGTAACACGGCATTCACTCTCCCGACATACCTGGCTTCTCCGGGGAACCTCCGGGCCGTCACCATTGCTGACTACACGTTCCTGCTGAACCGAAACCAGACCACGGCGATGACTACCGCTACGTCAGCGGCAGCAGCCAAGGAAGCGTTGGTGACCGCCATTCAGGTTGGGTACTCAATCACCTATACGGTGACGCTGAAGGTCGGTACCAACTCCTATCCATACACGTACACTTCGCCGGCTTCCGGATCGGCCATCAGCACCGAAGCGGTAATCACCTCTTTGGTGACGTCAATCAACGCGGCTACGGCAACAACCGGACTTGCGGCGACCTCATACGGATCAACGCTGCTTGTGTCTCACACCTCCACGGACTTTTCGGTGAAGGTGTCTGACTCCGCCGGCGGTAGTTACATGAGTTGCGCCAAGGGAAAGGTCGCACGACTTGCTGATCTCCCGAAGCAGGGAAAGCATGGGTTCAAGGTGGCGGTCGGGGCCGCTGTCGATTTGCCTGACCTTACCGACTACTACGTCCAATTCGTTGCGAATGATGCAGTAAGCGGATCCGGGTACTGGGAAGAGACTGTCGGATTCTCCGTACCGACCACCATCAGCGGCACAACGATGCCCCTTGCGCTGGCGAGGCGGAGCGACGGGCACTTTGCCTGCATTACCCCAACGTGGTCTGTCCGGGCAGCAGGCGACGACACCACGGCACCGAAGCCGTCCTTCATTGGGCGCAAGCTGAAAGACATCTTCCTGTTCCGGAATCGCCTTGGGTTCGTTGCAGATGACAAGGTTGTCCTGAGCGAGGCCGGCTTCTACTACAACTTCTTCCGGACAACGACTGCCCAGCTCATCGACTCCGATCCCATCGACGTCTCTGTTGGTCACTCAAAGATTGCAAGCATTGAGTCTGCTCTCCCCTGGGATGAGCGGTTGATCCTCTTCTCACCCCTCACCCAATTCAGCCTCGGATCGGGTGGAGACACCGCTCTCACCCCAAAGAGCGTTGAAGTCATCCAGACCACGGAGTTTGAGAACGCCTGCGAACTGTGCCGCCCGGAGGCTACGGGCCGTTCCCTGCTGTTCCTCCAGCGCAACGGTACGTACACCGGGGTGCGTGAGTACATCCGCATCTCCGCTCGAGAGCAGTATGACGCAATGAACCTGACCGCGAACGCCCCGGCGTACATCAGCGGTTCACCAAAGACCATTGCCGTCAGCAGTCACGACTCCGTTGGCTTCATCCTCACGGACGCGGGTCTGTGGAACTACAAGTGGTTCGTGAACGGTAACGAGAAAATTCAGTCCGCATGGAGCAAGTTCAACCTCGGTTCCGATGCAACGGTGCTCGGTATCGACTGGATCGACCATTACCTGTACCTAGTGGTGGCCAGGGCGTCCCAGACGTACCTCGAGAAGATCGACTTCGGTGGGAGGTTCATCGACTCGGACGCCGGCTTCGGTGTTCACCTTGACCGCAGGATCTACGTTGTCGGGTCTACGTCCGGTGCCGCCACGAACTGCACTCGGTTCTCAACAAGTTCATCCAACATTTCATACGACGGGTTAAACCCCGTCGTTGTGGTGGACGGGATTCAGCGAGATGTTGTTTCCGTCACATCGACGTATGTCGAGGTCATCGGTCAATTCAACGGTAAGTACGGCTGGGTTGGCGTTCCATACGACATGTCGTGGACGTTCTCCACTCCGTTTCTGCGGAACAACGGTGATGCGATCATCGACGGTCGGCTACAGCTGACCTATGGCAAGATTTCATACGAATCAACCGGACACTTCCTGGTGACAGTCACCCCAAAGAACCGCGACTCCTACCAATACGTGTTCGATGGTGGCCGGCTCGGTGCTGACCTGACGCTCGGTACCGCCTTCCTTGAGACGGATTCGCTCCGCTTCCCGATCCATTGCAAGAACGTGGATGCGACCATCACGGTAAGCAGCGACTCGTTTCTTCCATGCAGGATCCAGAGTGCGTCATTTGAGGGCAACTACTCAACGAGAAGCAGGTCAGTATGAACCCATTTGTCAGACCATCCATCGAATCCGATTGCGACTACATCGCAGACAACATCCGCAAGGCTGACCAGCGCGAGTGCGATCTATGGGAACTCCATCCCAAGGACTCCATGTCAATGGGGTTCCGCTACTCCCTTCAGCCGCTCACGGTCGTTGACCGAAACGGCAATCCGGCGGCGATGTTCGGGGTTACCCAGACGGATGCCACCGGCTTTGACAAGAACAGCGATGCGACCATTTGGTTGCTCGGTACTGACGAACTGTTCACGTTCCCTGTTGAATTCGTCCGGCAGAGCAGTATGTGGATTGACCACATCTGCCGTCCCCTCGCAGCAAAGCATGGGCATGTCGGGAACTGGGTCGATGAGCGGAACACCAAGCATGTTGATTGGCTCATCTGGGTCGGGTTCGTCAAGACTTCGTCCTCAACCAAGGGTGATACGACCATCTCCTACTACCGAAAGGCAATCTAAGACATGTGTCTCCCGGCACTTGCGCCACTAGGCGTAGCACTCGGGGCTTCCGCCCAAGCCGCTGCTGCGGTCGGCACGATGGCTGCGCTGTCGGTTGCTGCCTCTGCTGCCGGTGCAGGTCTTGCGTTCTCCGGTCAGCAGCAGCAGGCGTCCGCGCAGCGGTACCAGTACAACCAAGCGCAGCGGTTGGCAAACGAGAACCTTCAGATCCAGTATCAGCAGATGGCTGTACGGTCTCGAGAGGAACAAATCGCCAAGAGCCAGCAGGTGCAGGAGATTCAGGCACAGGCGGAGCAGGCGTTCGGGTCCATCCGCACGGAAGCAGGAGAAGCGGGGATTCAGGGCAACTCTGTGAACAGCCTGATGGGCGAATTCGCTCGGCAGCAGAACGAGTCCCTGGCAAACCTTGACATCAACTACGACTTCCGGAACCGTCAGCTCTACATGGAGCAGCTCGGTATGCGTGGTCAGGCTGAGTCCTCAATGATCCGTGCTTACCCGAACCAGACCGCACCGAGCATCGCCACCCCGCTCCTACAGACGGGGGCCTCCGTGCTGAATACGGTCGGTATGTACGGGAACATTGAGAGGATGCCGGCATTCGGCGGCGGATCTTCTTCGTCGGTCGGTCAATACAGCAGCATTGCCCGCCGAGACTCGTTCGTGAATTCGCTGTCCCCCTACTACCGGAATATCAACCGAGGTTGGTACTGATGCCGAACTCACTCTCACCGAACAATCTCACCCAGGTTGCCATTCAGCCGGTTGCCTCCCCGGTCAGCCTGAACATCCTCCCCGCACCGGGGCAGCAGTTCCAGGGGAACCAACTCCAGCAGCTCGGTGAATCGCTTGCTGCCTTCAGCCCGTCCCTTCAGGGGATGCTTGCGAGGCGTGTGGAAGAAGACAAGCGGATGCTTGCAGCGCAGGGACAGTCGGTTGACTTCGGTCAGGTCAACCTTGACGTTAGTCCGAATGCGTCTGTGGAAGAGAAGCAGGCTGCGCTCAACAATGCGTTCAAGGAGGCCATCCGGAAGAACAATGCACCGGACAGCGCAAACCCTTTCTTCCTGATCGCTGCCCGCCAGAACTTTGGCCGGGCGGTTGGGTTGAAGTACCGGAATGCCCTGGCGTCCCTTGAGGGCTCCGCAACGGATCCGGACAACCCCACGCCATTCCATGAATTGTCTCAGAAGGCCGCTGAGATGGTCGGTGCCGATGCAGTTACGTCAGACGTCTACGGTGCCGCCGGGTTTGCTTCGGTAGCCCAAGAGGCCAACGCAGAGATGGCGTCCAGGTTCCAGCAGGAACTCCGAAAGCGGAACGACTTTGTCGCTCTGGAACGTACCCAGCAGGGGATTGCTGAGGCACTTGTTACCGGGGCTATCAGCGACGGTGCATGGACTGAGGACAGCCCCGTCTACCAGGCGGCTCAGAAGTCAATCGACTCAATTCAACTCACCACAACCGATCCTGCGGTCGCCCGCAAGGCGGTGCTCGGTGCGTCCGTTGTTGCGTTCTCCCAAATCAAGGATCCAGACGACCTTGACGAAGCCCTCTCTTCCGTGGCCAAGCTCCGGTTTGGCAAGACCTACATCAGAGACAACCCCGCTCTCTTCATGGAGATCGCCCGCCGCAAGGACGAACGGATGGACGAACTCATCCGGGACGGAACCCGCCAAGAGCAGCTCGTCAACAAGCAGGTTGACAGGTTCTCCAGGGAAGCCAGCAAACTCGGTTTCAACGAACAGGTTTCCGATGCCGTACTCAACGGTACTCCGGAAAAGGCACAGCAGGCCCTTGATTCGATCATCGACAAGATCGTCACGGAGAACCCGGACATGCCTGCTGTCGTCAAGGACGAACTTCGGGCCAAGATGCAGAGGAACCTGACGTCCCTAGCACAGAGTGTCCAATACTCCCGCAACGCCATCAACGACGCCGGCTTCACCGACACGTTTGAATTGATCGACCTCGGTGTCGTTGAAAGCATGGATGTCCTCCGGACCCGCATGGATGACCTCCGTCTGCCGACCGCCCAGCAGCTTCAGCTCCGGAAATACTTTGAGGAGAACGTGGGCGTTGTCAGCACGGCAGGCACCTCATACTCAATGGCGAACGGGAAGTCCATTGTTGGTCGCGTCATGCAGGGCATGGCTGCTGCCGGCATGACTCAACTTGACCCGTCTACTGGGCAGCAACGCCTCCCGATGGACAAGCAGAACGAGGCGCAGCAGTACGAGACCGATTGGCGGATTGAGGCCAACAAGCATGTCCAAGGCTTCCTGCGTGGAAGCGTGACTGATCCCGCAACCGGGAAGTCATACAAGGAACTCAAGGACTCCTTCGGTACCGAATTCGCCAACAAGGCCATCAACAGCGTCTTGGATTCGTTCTACGACAAGAAGATCAACGATCTCAACAGTCAGTTCAAGGCCGAGCGGGCGGCAGGCGAAGCAAACGTGCAGTCGCGTTCATCCACCGGACTTGTTGGATACACCGACATGCTTGCCAGGCAGCAGAAGGCAACCACGGACAATGTCGCTGCGCT